TCAGACTTGTTCTTAAAAAATAACCGTTCTGGTAAAAAGTATAAATTTAATTTAACGGAGGTATCATAATGGCTATTATATATCCAGAAGGTACACAAACTAAAGTAATAAAAATACAAAGATTTGAGTATAGCACTATAGCACAACTTCCTAACACAAACTACGAATATGACTATTGGTCAGTATCGTATAGCAGATTAAACAGTGGTTCTTCTTTAATGATTGAAGCAGTATTGCCCGGATGGGAGTTACCTAATGGCCCTTACCTTGGTGTAAGAATGAATGTTAATGGTTATAAACATGCTAAAGGTTTATTACATTTTAGACCTAATAATGATAGTACCGCTTTAGGTTATAATTGTATAGTAACTGCTAGTGAAATGGGTAGCACAACTGGAGCTATAACCATATCACAAGGCTGGTATTGGCATAGACATAGCGACACTGGTAGACCTATGAATAGAACTAACTTTTCTGGAGGTGGAGGTTCTACCCCAGCTGGTAACTATGATAATAGAGTTGGTACAAGTGCTCGAACATACGGAAACATGATAGTAACGGAGTTTATACCATAATGCAAAACTGGAGACCTGATAGATTACAAGCCGCCTCTGAATATTTTGAGGATATAGGCAGTCCTAGAATTGTTTGTATTGATAATGAAGATGGTGATAAAGTCAAAGAAATTGACGCTTGGCAAAAAAAGACACCTTTTACAGATGAACAGGAAAAAGGTATAGATGCTAAACATGCTGCTCTAGTAGCAGCTTGGGAAGCTGAAGAGTATAAATTAAAAAGAACAGGGACAGATGGTACAACTGATACTATCTACCCTTCAGTTGGTGAACAACTTGATTACATATACCACAATGGTATAGACAAATGGAAAACAGAGATAGTCGATCCTGTCAAAGCAAAATATCCTAAACCAGAATGAGTTTAACACAAATAAATAAGGCTGGTCTAGATGAGATAGCTCTGGATCATGTCTT